CTTAAACTTTCTATAAAGACATCGCCTGTTGAGCAATGACTCCAACTCCATTTCCGCTTTGTCGAAATGCGCTGCAGGTTCCCTAAACATTGCTGCCGGGAATAGCTGCATTGCGTTGGTCGGTTCGACTCCATTAGACTTACTCATTGAAGAGAAGGTGTAGTGTTGCGGAATTGATCCACCAGCCAGGGGGGGGTTGTCCATAGGGGTTAAATCCAGTGATCCTTCAGCTTTCTGATCGGTTGAGGTTCCAATATTGCCTTGATTCGGCATATCTCCTGCCACATTTCCGATACTAGTTGTCTGATTGACTGTGGTCGTACTGTAATTAGCCCCTTCTGCACTCATTGTCGTTGTCTTCGCCAGGTTATCTTTTCGCTCATTTATCCGGTTCAAACTCGTGTCTCCAAGAGCAGTCACTTTACCTCTCGTGTAGTTCCTCTGTGTTAAGGCATCAAAGCCTTCCACCAGTGGACGTGCGATTGTGAATTTTGCTTCAAATCGTGAATATACCGTGATAGTACATGTCGTCACGTCACTGTTTGTCACTAGTGGTGACAGAACCGCCACTTGAAAGGATCCAAGACTCTCTTCTGCTCGTGCTCCTGCATAGGTATTGAGGGCTGATCTAAAGAATCTAAATGGTATTCTGATTACTGTTGTTGTGTTCATCAGAGGGGCCAGATAGACTGCATTATCACAAGCCGTCGCATTGATCACATCCGGGACTTGACTCGATAGGGGGTAGAAGTAGGCCACAAGGGCCCCTGCCTGAAAAGGCGTTCCGTTGATTTGCAACGTCAGTTCACATACGTTCACTGTGTATATAAATCGCTGGAAGGCCATATTCTGAAGGTTATCTGGGTTTGCCAAAGCCAGAATACCAAAGGGCACTTCTACGTTCCACAATACTGTTCCAGTTCCTGCTGAATTTGACCATTCAAAGCTATATCTCAACATATTGGACTCAACTCCGTACTTGACATCCAATGCCTTCTCATTAATAGCCTTCGAAGCCAACAAACTCAGCGAACTCTGCTCAGGATTCATTGATGGTGCTAACGCTGTGGTCTTGATTGAAGTCAGACCTGGTTGGGCCGGGGTTACCTTTGCCTGCAAAGTGCTGGCTCCGGTTTCCACTGGTCCCTCCGCGCTATAACCAACATAATGATATCCACTCTGCCGATCCCTATGTGCTACTACTCGGTGCAGATAACTCCAAGCTCTCATCTTCGGTCCGGGATGGCCGATTTGTTTGAAAGCCCAGAATATCTCCTTCTCATACTTATCATAGAACTCTTGATCCCATTGTGAAGCACACTCCAACATTTGGTCACAGGTGTCTAAAAGGGTCAGGTTCGCATCTCTCGTCCATTGCACCGTTTCATACAAGGTGTCTTTCTTCATCGCTCCGGTCCATTTCTTTTCCTCAGACATTCTCGGGTGTGCACCCAAGAAAGTCAACTCATCAAAGCTCAAGAAACGGTCCTCTAGGGGGGCTCCTTTATTCGCGCTGGTGTAGTCTTGCCCAATGTCCTTCATCAAAGGTGCAATAACCG